AGAATATCGTCTATATTTCTGTTGTATCAATATATGGATAGGAATAATTCTTTTTGGACTAATGTTAAATTAAAAGTAGAGTTTTGTTATACGTAAATTACCACATAGTGGTAGGGGTTTTTTATTTATAAAAATTTACTATACTATATTTATCTGTAATGGCAAACGGAAAAACTTATGGTATAGCATTTCCTTTTAGAGATTCACTCAAAGGTGACTATTTGGCGCTGACTGAAACTCCCGAACAGGAAATTAGATCCAACCTCATCCATCTTCTTCTCACAAGGAAGGGATCAAGATATTTTCTTCCAGATTTTGGAACAAGGTTATATGAATATATTTTTGAACCTTTGGATGGGCCAACATTTGGGGCTATTAGAGCAGAAATTCAACAAGCTGTGGACACTTACATCCCAAACTTGAGAATTGACAATATTGAAATTATTCCTCTTTGGCAGGATACTGAAACATTTGCTAACGGAGAATATGTAAGTGACCAACCTGAATATAAAATATTTGATATTTATAGAACGGCCGGACAGGGTGTTCAAGAATACACTGCGAAAGTCAAAATTTCTTTCACCATAACCTCAGACGCATTTGAAACAAAAGATTTCGTAATACTTAATATCTAAAATGGCAAATAGTAGAATACCATATACAAGTAGGGATTTTGAGGCGGTGAGATCAGACCTCATTAATTATGTTAGACAATATTATCCCGATGTTATTGATAACTTCAATGACGCATCCATTTTCTCAGTATTATTGGATCTCAATGCGGGTATTGCGGATAACTTAAACTATCAAATTGACCGTAGTATACAAGAAACTGTACTACAATACGCTCAACAAAAATCTTCTGTTTTCAATATTGCAAGAACATATGGATTGAAGATTCCGGGTAATAGACCTTCAGTTGCGGTTGCGGATATTTCAATTACCGTTCCTGCTTTTGGTGATAAAGAAGACGAAAGATATTTGGGTGTTCTAAGGAGAGGAAGTCAGGTAATCGGTGGTGGTCAAACTTTTGAATTGATTTATGATTGTGATTTCTCTTCACAATATAATACACAAGGTTTTAATAACCGAACAAAAATACCTAACTTTGACGCAAACAATGTCCTTATTAACTATACAATCACCAAAAGAGAACCCGTCATCAATGGTATTACAAAAGTATTCAAAAAAGTCGTAACACCTGCCGATTCAAGACCATTTTTAAACATATTTTTACCTGAAAGAAATGTGTTGGGGGTTACTTCCGTAATTCAAAAAGATGGTACAAACTATGCAAATGTACCATCAAACGCGGAATTTATTTCATCGTCTGATAAATGGTATGAGGTATACGCATTGGCTGAAGATCGTGTATTTGTGGAAGATTCTACAAAGCCAAGTGACAAACCGGGTGTTAAGGTTGGAAAATATATTCAAACAAACAATAGATTTATCACTGAATTTACACCCGAAGGGTTTTTAAAAATGACTTTTGGAGGTGGTACTACTTCATCACAAGAACTTCTAAACAGTTTTTCCAATACAGGTGTCTTACCGAATATTCAAACCTTGAGTAACAATTTTTCTCTTGGTGCAACACTGAAACCAAACACAACTTTATTCATTCAATATCGTGTGGGTGGTGGTAAAGGAACAAACTTGGGAACAAATGTAATTACACAAGTCGGTACGGTTGATTTCTCAATCAACGGACCATCAAGCATTATCAATAACCAAGTAAAAGGATCTTTGAGGGTTACCAACCCCGTCGCTGCGGTTGGAGGTGCTGACAAACCAACTTTGGAAGAGGCAAGAAACTTTGTAGCGTTCAACTTCGCAGCTCAAAAGAGAGCAGTCACAATCAACGACTATCAGTCTTTGATTCAAACGATGCCAGGACAATTTGGTGCACCGGCAAAAGTTAATATTACTGAAGAAGACAACAAAATCAAAATTCAAATGTTGTCTTATGATGCAGACGGAAAACTTACTCCGATAGTTTCAAATACCATCAAACAAAATGTGGCGAATTATCTTTCAAACTATAGAATGATAAATGACTACATTTATATTGAAAGTGGACAAGTAATTGACCTAAAGTTTCAAGTTCAAGTTGTATTGGATGCTGTTCAAAATCAGGGAGAAGTAATAACAAATATAGTTAACACCATTTCAACATATATGGATCCTATCAACCGAGTGATGGGTCAAGATGTCTTCATCGCCGAACTCAATAGTTTGATTCAAAATGTTGCAGGTGTCATTACTGTCACATCAATAGATGTGTTTAATATGTTGGGTGGTCAATACTCATCAGATCCTATCAGTCAACCATATTCTGATGAGACCACAAAACAAATTCAATTGATTGATCAAACAATCTTCGCTCAACCAAATCAGATGTGCCAAGTGAGGTTCCCGAGTAAAGATATTTTGGTATCTACAAAAAATTTCTCAGGAGTCAATATCTCCTAATGATTTTTCTTGGTATATGATTATTTTATAAAATACGAAATTCCGTATTTATAAAAAAATGCCCGACTTATGTCAAAAAGTTTTAGAATAAGAACTGAAGTAGGTGTTGATCAACAAATTCAACTCGAACTCAACCAAGATTTTGATTATTTAGAAATACTTTCTTTAAAGTTAAGACAAAGTGATGTCTATGACCGAAATTGTTCGGACTATGGTGTGATTGCGGGTAGAGTTATTGTCAACAAAGGTTATGGGGTTCCAAATGCAAGAGTATCAGTTTTTATACCTCTATCTGATATTGATTCTTTAAATCCTTTAATATCAACACTATACCCATATAGAGATTTATCCACCAAAAATGAAGACGGATTTAGGTATAATCTATTACCTTATGAACCAAGTTATCCGGGTCACGCAGCAACAGGATCATTTCCATCAGCAAACGATGTTTTGACAAGATCGGAGGTTATTGAGGTTTATGATAACTACTATAAGTTTACGACTAAAACAAATGAAAGTGGTGACTTTATGATTGTTGGGGTTCCTGTAGGTGAAGTTGCTTTGAATGTGGATTTGGACTTATCAGATATGGGTTGTTTTTCTTTATCGCCATCCGATTTGATAAGAATCGGAAGAGCATCTGAAGGTCAGTTCGAAGGTGGTAGATACAAGAGCTCCACGGATTTAGAAAGTTTACCGCAAATTGTGAACTTTGTAAGAAGTGTAAATGTAAGTCCATTTTGGGGAAATAATGAAATATGCCAGATTGGTATCGCTCGAGCGGATTTTGATTTGAGAGATTTGGGGATTACTATAACACCTCATTCTGTTTTTATGGGATCCACATTCTCCTCATCCAATACTGACTATATCAAAGATCAAGGAAGTGGAAATAAACCTTGTAAGGTCAAGCCAAAACTTGGTGATTTATGTGCTAGTCAAACATCACCAGGACGAATCCTATCCATAAGACAAACGGAAGGTGTGGACGAAAATGGGGATCCCGTTCTTGAACAATTTAATTTAGAAAATGGTGGTAGAGTAATCAATGAAGACGGCTCTTGGCTTGTGGAGGTTCCAATGAATTTGAATTTTGTAACTACAAATGAATTCGGAGAACAAGTTCTTTCTAATGATCCAACAGTTGGTATTCCTACTGAGGGTAAATATAGATTCAAAATTGAATACGATACAAATCAAAAATTTAGTGATGTTCTTCAGAGAGCTGACTTTTTGGTTCCGAATATCCGAGAATACGGTTGGGATTCGGGTGGTAGTCAAGATCCTGCCTTTTTGAATGAAAATACAAATCAAAATATACTATTCCAAAAGTCATATTCTTTCAGTTTGAGTTGGGGTGATTATCCTGATAAAGATATCGCAATCAATTGTCAGGATTACTTCTATAATATGGTATATAACAAAGTATATACCGTAAGTAATCTGATTGATCAATACAAGTCGGCAAATGTAAAGGATAAGTTTACGGGTATAAAAAAGATATTGGATAGGACCTGTGAGTCTGAAGTTAATAAGTTTCCTACGAATGATGGTCACAAAGATTTTGATTTTCTTTTCTTTCTGTTACAAATATTATTGGGTATTTTATCTCCTATAATTTGGATTCTGATCTATATTGGTCACATATTATTTACCATTGTTGCTTCTATTTGTTTTGTTATTTGTGCACTTAAACGAGTGGGTGATCTAATTAACGTTAATATTAATTGTCCTGGATTTTGCACTGGATGTGGAAGCGAAGAATGTTCATTTGAGTCACCAATTATAATATCATTACCTATGTTGACATACCCTGACTGTACAACATGTGATTGTTCAGCGGAGGATGGTGCTCCGCAAGACCAATCACCTGGTGATATTTTGGAGGAGTATAGTGAATTAGATTCTGGTAATTCTATTTTAGTTGATTTAAATTTTCCTAACACATATGGTGACCAAAATGAAATAACTCAATTCATAGATGATTTAATTAATCTTGATGAAATAGGGTGTTCTACGGGTTCTCAACTTTATGACCGAGGAGGTGGTGTTTTGAATAATCAAGAATTTCACCTCATCGTTAATCAACCGTATATTGATACCAATACACTTGGAACTATTATAAAAAACTTAATGGCTGGAGATCCTATTACTAGTAAAAGTGCTAGAGTCCCAACTCCATTCAATAATAAAAAAGAAATTGGCGCGACCATTGAGTTTGAGGATGAAGAGTTTCTCAGTGATAATGATGTCCTCCAAAATGAAATTAATATAGTTGCAAACACAATTGTATGGACTCACTCAATGACTTTTGCACAAAAGTTAAATTATTTTTCAAACAGATCACTATATTTTCATCAAGATTGGAATGGAATAAATAGGGTCAAAATAGAAGTAAACAAACAAGAATATCCGAGTAACGAACCGTTTTATGATTATGTCGTACCTATTTTGATCGAACCAAATCAAGAAATAATCCAAGGAAGTTTATTAGTATTTCAAGATCCAACCCAATCAAATGATCCAAACTTATTTGCTACTAATTTTGTACCTACAATAGGTTCTGGTGTGGTAAAAACAATAAATTATGCAAATTTCAACGATCAAAATAACGAATCACTCTCGGCAAATTTCAACATAAATATACCAAATCAGACCTATACCTTTGAGTATCCTACCGATATAGAATATTTTCAAGTTGTTAAAAAATTCAAAGTTTCAGAATTATTACAGTTGAATAGTACTATTGGGGATGATCCTGTAATTGAAAATAATTTTGTTAATGAATTCTTATTACACCAACAATTAATCAATTTGAGAATATACAAATGGTATGAAGAAAATTCATCGAGTATACCTGGTGATAATTCCGCAGAAAATGAATATTATGATATTATTGATTGGTTGAATGATAATAAACAATGTAATTGTTCTGTTTCAAAATTCTTAACTCCTTTGAAATTCATTGAGGATTGGGAAAACTTGGAGGTCGCATTCTTAATTAGAGGTGTTGATCCTCACACTCCGGCACAGGAGATAACATATGATTTATCAAGGATTATTGGAAAAGATGGTTGGGGATTGGAAGGAGCTGTTGTTACAGGTCAATTTAAATTGAATATACCCATTCAAGCAACACCTTCGAATGACATTACATTTATCAATCAACCACCATTCGGAGTTGCCCCAATTCCTGGACCTACATACAGTTACACAACAGCAACTCCGCATATTTTTGATCAAAATTTTAATCTCCCTTTAAACAATTTATTTTATAATTCTTTCCTGAGGGGTTATACCCCAAGTGGAGGTAAGTCAGGAGAGTTACCAACTCAGCCGTATGAATCATTCACGAGTAACTTACATCAGTTTTATTTGGATGCCGGTAAGAATGTAAGTTATGAATTAGATTATGTGTCTACAACAGTAGATAGTAGTGGTTTAGTTTATAGTGGGACAATACTACAACCCGGTCATTTAGGGACGGGGGGATATCTATATTCACAAGGACCCACAACCACACCGACTAATCCTGATCAGTTTTACTACAACTATTCATTTGGATTTAAACCTACAACCTTCTTAGACAACAATTTTCCAATTAACATAGAAGGGAATTCATTTATGTCTTCGACTTTAATAAACATACCGAGTTACTATGCCAATCAAGGTTCTATATGGGACGGTAATAGTAATACATGTTCTTTACCGAACACAAAAGCACCAAATCCATTTCTTTCTAGGTTATTGTCTTATAGTTATAAACAATATGGATTACCTGAAATAACATATAGTAATAGTCGAGGTTTAGTGTTTCGTAGTGACCGTCTCCCTATCTCAACAACTGAGCAAGGTTCTTTTTCCGATGGTGAAGGGGGTATGACCACACTAATTTTCAACTCAAATTTACCTGACTCATCATCACCAATTAGTGTATATGACAATAGATTTGCTCTACACCAAAATAGTAACTTCTATATTGCAAATTATGGAAGTGTTTCTGAGGGAACTCTGACGACCGAAGCTTCTATATTACAGGGGGTTTACCAAGTTGCGGGTTCAACTGGTGTTGCTGGTGATTCAGGTGCGTATGAAGATTTCATTGAGGAAATGGATGAAGCGAATGATCCAGCTTGGTCAGGAATGACAAATTTAATACGTTCTTTCCAATGTGAGGGAATGAGAGAGTTGGATTGCTATTATATCGATGAGAACGGTGATATACAGATAAGTGACGAGGAAGACAATCCAAACGGATGTAACCCAGATGAAGTTCAAAATGGTTGTTATAGGTTATTCAATAGACTTTTAAAAATTGCCGAAGACATTCAAGATTTTAACGAGTGGAGACAAAGATTTACCATATCATTTGCACTTTGTCGTGATGTGTTTTCTTTGGATTTTATTAATAATTGGGTAAACGGAACTTTGTTTATGCCCACCTTTCAGATGAATACCTTCTATGACTCTGATAACCAACCCTATTATTCATATTGTAAGGATCTTATTGCGTTTAACGATCAAACGAATAGTTTTTATTATAGATCATCACCTTGGGTTGTTCAAGAAAATCAATTTGGAGGATCTTTTGTTGGAAAACCTGGCCCTGAAAAAGGAAATGGTCTTTATCAAGGTGCGAATATCAAACAACTCGGAAGACCAACCACGATTATGGATTTGGGTCCGAAGGATGAGTTTATGAAGTTTGTTTGTTTTTCAGATGATTTTGAAGGGTATAATGTAAACAACCTCAAGACAACAACTTTCCAACCTATAGAAGATCTTTTGAACTTCTTTGTTATCTCAAGGATGATTAACTTTAATGGTTGGAGAGCTCTGTCAAACAATCAGGGTTTAATTAATCAGTTCTTTACAAGACCTGATAAGAGGATGGATGGTGACTTTACACAACTTGCTTCCTTCCAATCCGAGCTTGGAGTTAAACCCTTCTTGGGGACCAATTATAACTACAACCAAATTGAATTCGGTGTTGCGAATGCCCCCGAGTCAAACAATTATCAAAATTATGTATTCTCGGTAATGTTTACAGGTGACACCTCGGTCAGAAAAATTGTCACACCCGGTGTTTTACCATACATTAATTTCGGATATCCTCACACTCAACACGTTCCGTTCTATAGATGGGAAAGAAAGTATGGTGCACCGTATAACTCCACCACTTGGTTCGGATCTGAGGGAAACAATTGGGTTACTCAAACACCATTTTTGGCTAATGGTTACCAAAACTTGGATTTTACAAATGCAACATCAGACTATTTCAACCAAGAGTTAGGTGAAGGATTGTTTGCAATTTATGATCAAAACGGAAATCCAAGATTTGATCTTGGTGCTTTACAACTGATCTCAGAACCTGATAACAGAAACCTAATAGGTGCTCCATTCCATTTTTATTTTGGAACAAGGGTCGGAAATTCAGCTTTGGATTTATTTATTAGAAAATACGGGAATTGAATACCTACGATAACATATCTATTGTTCCACCCAACTTTCAATTTGTTGGGGGTGTTAATGATGGGTTTACCTATCCTTTAACCCTGAATCAATCTTCTCGTAATTATGTTCAAGGGGAACAAACACGAGTTTTAAGTCTTCAAGAACAATATGTCACAGAGAGAAATTCAACTCTGAAATATAGATTGTCTTCTAAATTTCAGTTTGTTATGAATAACACGATCAGTGGAACAACAAATTTCAATTCTTTTAAAAATAATTTATATTATGTTAACCCTGAAAGTTCTGTTGAAGGAACGCAGCCTTGGGGAGGATATCCACAATACTATGAATTTGATTTCTTTAGAAATGACACAACAAATACACATGTAGATTTTAAACCCGTATCGGCATATTCCTATAATTGGTCTTTTGCGGTTACCTATCCACATAAAAATGTTGATAGTAAAATGTCATATATTGCCGGTGATGGATTTGTTTTGAATTTTTCGGCGAGTACTGGTATTCCTTATATGATAAAAAAAATTAAGTTACAGGGTAAACCTTTGATTTTATTTGAATGTCCTGTTCCACATAATTTAACCAAACAAAATTATGTTTTACTACCCGTCACTTTTAATGGAAAAAATATATTCCCTGTTTATTCACTTGGTGATGGAAACTTTGAAAGTGAAATATATAAGTTCGCAATTTACGATATTGGATATGGAACGACCTTCAACGAAGGTGATCTTGGAACATTTAAAAAAGTTATTGATCCACAAAATATAGAAGAAACAACTTCAATTTACTATTGTCGTGAACATAAAGTTTTGGTAACCAACGACGATATAAATGTGGTTAAGTCAGGTTTTGAACTTAACGGATTTAATCCTGATAAAAAACTTGAATATGCGGCATTGACACCAAACAATGTAAGGAGAATTTCAATTAAAAATGCGACTCAATCTTATTCCTTAATTTCAACAAAAGATGTTGTTATCACAGGTATTACTGACAATAACGGACTCCCCGTAACAAAATTATTTTATACGATTATTAATAAGGGGTATGCGGGGTATTTTAACAAACCAAAAATACCAAATCAGAATAGGGGTGGATTAAAGACAGGGTGGGATTTTAATATTACAAGTGGTGGAACAAATTCGTGGTGGACCGATACAAACTTGGATGCGGTTTTACCTTTAAGGGTTGGATCGTATCAACAATCTAATGGGTCAACTGGTGGTAAAGCAGGAAAGACAGGTGTTGGTAATAATGTTGGAGGAGGTGCTAACTTTGTATTTTATTATAATTTACCTTTGGGTGTTACGGACACTTTGGTTGGTGATTTTTGTGAGTTTAATAAATTAACTCAAACTGAATTTGTAATCTCTGAAAATTATCATAAGATAAATTTCAATGAAACGGTATTTCCGACCAGTTCTACACCTGAAAATGCGAGTGGATATTATTACAAACCCCACTTTGAAATTCCATTGAGAAGTTTTTCAACCTACGTTGAAAACTTCAATGGTCAAACAGGTATTGATAACTTACCATATTGGGCATATTACTCCAAAAACTATAACAAGTGGATTTGGAGGGATCTATATGATCCGGGATTTATTGATCAAGATGGAAACGGGGTGGATTATCCATTTTCTAACGGTGCAAACTATGTATTCAGGGATTTTATATTCAAATTAATCCCTGAAGGAAGAACAAATAAAAGCTTTACCCAAGTTATTTATCAACCTCTGTCAGATGACTGTCAATAAATTTAAAATAACACGAGATAACATCTCCAAAAAACTTACAATTCCTTTGGAGGTTAAGTTTGATCCGTATGGTCGTCAGCAGATGGTGGATGTCTATACCGATGAAATTATTCAAGAGATTATTAACCCACCCAAAGATTATGAAATTGCTCGTTTTTCTCACGAACCATATGGGTTATCTCTGACGAGCACCAACTATCAGTTTTATTTTTTTGATAACGCAGTTCCAATACAAAATGTTGGAAATAACGCAACATATTGGAAAAATACATATACCACCGATTTTACCAACGACGAGTTGTATTATTATGCAAATTCTTTTACAAATTCATTCTTTAAATTGGATCTTTATGATTCCAAGAACAAAGAAACTCAAAAAGTTTATTTGACAATTATATTACCCGTCCAACAAGGGAAGTTTGAACCGGTTACCTTACAAAACGGTGACGAAGTGGAGGTCAGAATACCAAATTATCAGTTGGATTTTATTGGTGATAAAGAAGGATATTTTATTTATTGGTTAAGAGATCCTGAAGTGTTAGGTTTAACTGAATTTTATATGAGTGCAAAATTCTTTAATGGTAAGACGGGTGAGTTTGTCAGGTTTTTGAACAAATCACAGTCATCTATTTCAGGAAACAACTCAAACTTCAATCCTGAGGATAACTTTTTCTATAAGGTTAACCTCAATTATGACAAGTACACATACACATTATCTTCATTCAATAATGATTTTAGAGCAGGAACTACCATGAGTCCAATTAAATTCTATGAATATGTCAATTCATAATGTTTAGAAAAATCAAAATATCACCCGAAGTTATCAAACAAAAAGTTTTTGATGTTACCTATGATGGTGAACAAATAGGTTACTATTCGGGTATGACCGAAGTTCTTTCGGGAGGAACAAACGGAGCTTCTTATTATACAGGAATGACCGTCCCGATTTACTTAACAAAGAATGTAAAAGACTTGGGTTTTTATTCTGAATTTGATGGATTTATCCTGCAAAAAGATGTATTAAACAACTTTGTGATGTATTTTTCAAGCAATCCTTATGTTCTATTTGTAAAAAATACTTCTGATGTTGAATTCAAAAGTTTTCTAAAAGATGCTCCATATGTTGTCGATTGGGGTGATGGAACTACGAATGAAACATTTGTTTTTAATGAAACAACAAATTCATTTGATGTTTTAAGTCATACATATCCAAATACAAATCTTAAGTATGTTGTTAAAATAACACAACAAAATCAGTGGGGAACATCTATAGTTGAAAAAACAATACAGATACCCTATTATCCCGCCCCTGTTCCGGATCCTACAGGAACAATATACTTTGTTCCAAATTCAGGAAGTTGGTCGGGTATTCCGATAAACGCACAATATATCTTCACAGAAGATTCAAACTTTAATGCGTCTTCAGAATTCTCATCAAATTTTGTGGCGACACCATTTGTGATCTCGGGTGAAACAAAATCAAGAATTAATGAACTCCGTAGATACGGAAGTAACAAATATCCGGTGGGGCAACCTTTGGTAAAAAACTCAGGTGTTTATGGTCAGATTAACTCTATAAATCCACTCTATACTTCTTATACTATTGAAGGTGTGGATTACTACGATTACCCCAACGGACAGACGATATTCTTTATAAATTCAAGTGGATTAGACTCAAATAATTTACAAACAACACTTGTAACTAAAGATGAAAGATTAATTGGGTTTGTTAGTCAACCGGAAATACAATCAAATGTATTTATTGAAAGAGATAAAGCTTCAGGATTGGAATCACTTGAAAGACTTGGTGAAGTGGACAACCTTGGGGACTTATCCAAATACGGTTATAAATATTTTAAATTAAATAAGGATGGCATTAGGTAGTTACGGAACAATAAGACCTTCGGATGTATCACCCGAAGATGTTGAGATCATTTTGTTATATACCGAATCAAGGGATGTAACAAATAATTTCACCTTAAAAAAGTTGAATGCTCCTTCCATTCTAACTCCGTATTTTCACAATACAGCAACAGGAGGAAATCCAAATATTGAAGTAATTGGTGGACTTTATAATTTACAACTTCCTGCCGAAGAGTTCAATGCTTTAGGTATTTATACATTGGTTGTTCGTCCAATTGAAATAAGAACTTTGATCACCGATTGTGGTGTGTTATCCGCATTACCAAATGTGAATGGTATTGTAATTGACTTAAATAATGTTCCACAACAATTCAGGAATAAGTTTATTAATCAAGGATTGGTTGGATTTAGAGTTGAATATTTGAATAGTGATGGAACAAAAATTCCTAACTTCTTTAGGATTGTAACCTCATCTTTCTTCTGTGAACCCGTTGTGACCAATCTTACAAATACATCAGAAAAGGCGATCCGTTATAGATACGTTGATGGTAGTTCAAACCTTATGTTTTTGACTCTTACACCATCGGCGGCACCAACAAACAAACCTTCAGCCGTTCCATTTATTGGACAGCCAAATCAAAGTATTATCATCACAAATACCTTCTTTGATCCTCAAACTATTGAGATAGAACTCGTTGAACACGACGCATCTACCTTGGCTCTCGCTCTTTACGGAAATCAGACCAAATCTATTGAGGACGGTATTTACACAATCTATGATTCTGATAACAATATTTACAAACAATACAACTTGTTCGAAATCAGAAACGAATTTAGTGAACTTCTTTATGAGGTTCGTCAGAATAGAGGTGACAATATTGATTTTAGTAAGAACTTCAATACAATAATTAGTTAATGGCTACAGGAAATTACAGAGTACCTGCTAATGGAAACACCACCTTCTCGGACAATTTGGTCGGGTTTCAGGTGGTGGATGGGGGAGGTCTAACTCAAGGTAATTTTGAATTTACAAGAGGTATAGTAGAAAAAGCTAATAGAGAATTTAGTGTTGGATCTTTTTCCAAACCTATTTCTTTAGAAGATTTACAAGTCAACAGTGTCGCTGAAGCAAAGAAAATATTTGCTAGAGAATTTAGTGTTGTTCCAAACTTTGATTTATCGGAAGTTACAAATTATTCACTTTACGGGTCTTTACAAAAAAGGTTCGCGGCGACAATCCAACGGGTAATCAACTTCTTTCCTGCGGCCTTAGAAGTTGATGGATTATACTACGATTATACATCGGCAAATACGGCTTATGATATTTCGTATGATGCGGTCGGTAATGAAACTGAATTTAAGATTAATGTTGGTAGGATCAAAAATCCATTTGATATTGATTTCTCTCAAAATGCCACGATTAATATCTCAGCAAGAGAACAGGCGGTATCGGAATATAGAAATTTACCAGCGACATATATAAATTATTCTTTGTTTTTAAATGGTGTTGAATATCCTGTAAATGATTTTACACCTTCACAAAACTTAACTTCGGGTTATATAACTTTCATCGTTGAGGGTAATCCATTTTCGGGCGTTACATCCACCTTTGATTCTTTGGTTATTCGTCTTAATGACACCAAAACCGAAATGGTTTTTTCGGAAAATTTTGACGAACTCGGAAAATTCTTATTAAACAGATTAATTACCCCGAGATATACTGCGTTTTTCAAGGTTCCAAGACAAACATCTGATGGTCAGAATTACACAGGTAATGAATATTTGACTTGGTCTTTAGATGGTCAGTGGAACTTAGATATTAGAACTTATATCTACACACAATACCTTGAAAAATTAAATGCGTTGTCGGAGGAAATGGACAGGTTTAAGTCCAACCTTATTTCAAGATTTTTGACAACAGGAGCCTTCAAAGATTTTGACACGGAAGATCAAAAGGTTGAAAAAGTTTTACAAATATATGGAAGAAGTTTTGATGAACTCAAAAGATTTATTGATGGATTAGCATACATAAATTCAGTTCACTACAATCTTCCAAACAGTGATATACCATCCCAACTCTTATCCAATTTAGCAACAACGTTAGGATGGAGTGAAGATGTTTCACAAATCACAAACGAAAACTTTTTGAATTCAATTTTCAACGTAGGTAAGAATCCAATTTATTCAGGATATTCGAGAGATTACACACCAACAGAACTTAACTTTCAATTTTATAGAAATTTAATTCTTAACTCTGCATACCTTTTTAAATCTAAAGGAACAAAAAAATCCATTGAATTTTTATTGAGAATGATCGGGGCACCCGACTCTATGATTGAATTTAATGAAACGATTTATTTAGCGGATGGTCCAATTAATATTGACAGATTTAACACTTATTGGTCTGAAATTTCGGGTGGTTCAAAAGCCGAAGAAGTTGTTGTTTATGACACATCGAATGTTTATCAATTTCAGGGTGTTCAATATTGTGCATTTACAATTGACACACAGATACAATTTGTAAACTTATACAGATCGGATTTCCCGTTTGATGATGAGGGGTATCCCAAACCACCAACCAACAACAGTAGTTTCTTTTATCAACAAGGTGCTGGTTGGTATGATAGAACGCCTTATCACGTATCACCTTTGGAAGTTGACGCGGCGGCTTCGGTTTATACGGGAACCAATCCTGTGAACGTAACAAAATATCAGAATTTTTCATACGGATACAAGTACTTGGATACTTTCACTTCGTTCCCTGATATTAGTATGGGCTTCCAACTCAGACAAATCGCCGATAACCAAAAGAGTTGGACGGATACACAACTTGGATTGAGAAGAAGTATTGTTCCAGGTTATGAAGCGTATTATCAAGTAAGTGATGATAGACTTGTTTTAAATGCTAAAAATATTGACCTGAATTTAAATGTTGCCAAACCATTGGAATATGATGTTTGGAATATGTCAGTTCAATACAATTATCCAATTCCATCTACAGGTTTGACGATAACATATCCGGGTGATCCATATCCCTTTGTTATCAATCCGAAGCCGACACAAAAAACTTTCTTTGAATTTGCTCAGACCTTCTATAATAAGATGGTGAACGTTCCAAATAGATGGTATGATACGGACGGTAAAACTTCAGGATATCCTCTCTTACAATCTTTGTATTGGAAATATTTGAACTCACAAAGTACGGTTGGAGTTCCTTCAAATCAATTCACATATCAAAAAATGATTGATTTCACCATTCAAATTGGTGATAGGTGGATGAGATTGATCGAACAGATGATTCCATCATCAACGATTTGGAACGGAGGCGTAAGATTTGAAAATACTCAATTCAATAGACAAAAATTTGTTTATAGAAGACAGAGGGGTTGTCAGATTATTCCTGTACCTTGTAAGAACTGCTGGCTTGAATGTTACATCTTCACACAAGATTGTATCGATGAAACTGTAGTATGTTCGGTTTATCCCTGGTCGGTTGGATCATCAATTAATTCATTCAATTCAATTCTTACTAATAGGCTTGATGCTTGTTTAGTTTCAAACTCATACACATATCCACAAGTTAACTTGGATACTTTGGTGTCAGAGTGGTATGTTGATTTAAAAATTGGAAATGAACAAATTGTTTTGGAAAAGTTTTATGAGGGATATGGATCAACAGATGCTCCAACATCAACAAATTGGTTGAATGCTCTGAATACTTACCTTACAGATTTACACAATTACGGATTCAACTATTATATAAACAATAATGAACTTACCGTCTCAAATACGAATTGTTATGAGTTATTTTCACAAGACACATTCTATTTAAGAGTAGGTATCAATTTTACTTTTAGTCTCAATTAATGTCATTAACAACATTATCATTCAGTAATACGGTAGGTGCGGATTGTTATAACACCCACGATGGTAATATTCAATTTCTTTTGAATTCATCCGCACCGCCTATGACAGTTAATTGGGTTTCACCAAACTTGGGGTCAGATACACAAACAACGGCGGGAGATTTTCTATCTTCCCGATTTAATTTATCGGCAGGAACTTACTATATTCAAGTTAATGATTTAAATAATCAATCTTCACCTGAAACGGTGGAGATTGTTGTTCAATCCAATTTTGTTCCTTACATAACAAGAATTATAAATACAACTTGTGGTGGATCAGATGGATCATTAACTGTTAATTTATCGGCCGGAACCGCACCATATACCTTAAGTTTATATAAAGATGGTATTTTTAGTTCTCAGACAACAACGAATGTAACATCTTACACGTATTATAATCTTGGGGCGGGTACATATTTTGTTTCAGGTAGTAGTGCGAATGGTTGTACAGCCACAACTTCATCGGTCAATATATTAACTTCTACAACTTTGGATTACGGGTTTTGGGTGGTAAATGATTCTAATTGTGGGGTTCATAATGGTAAGTTGAGTGTTACAGGTATGACTGGAACCGCACCTTATAATTACAGTTGGACAAGTTTTAGTCCACCACGAACAACTCAAACAATAACAGGATTAACCGCAGGTACTTATAGTGTTATTGTAACCGATGCTACAGGTTGTGCAACAACAAAGTCACAATTTATTGGAACAATAGACCCTTTGGGACTTCAAACGGCAACAGTAACTTCACCAAGTTGTTTTGCAAATGATGGTCAAGTTGTTTTAGTATTCACCGGTGGTGAATTACCATTTTATTATTCAGGATCAAACGGGTATAGTGAGATATCTTATTCAAAAACCCTAACCTTAACCGGTTTGTCGGCGGGAGAGTTGGGAATCAGAGTACAAGATGTCGGATTGTGTAGTTTCTTATATCAAACGAGTCTAAATACAACTAACGGATTTAACTTAATATCGTTAAATACGACAAATTCAACCTGTTCAACATTAGGTGGTTCTGTCACTGCAGTCATTGCGGGTGGAGCCGGCCCTTACACCTATACCTTAATCAAACCCGGCGGTGATACAGATGTTCAAACAACAAATTTTACAACAGCCACATTTTCTTCTCTTGATAACGGAGATTATACCATAGTAATATCAAATCCTATTTGTACTTACAGTGAAGAATTTACAATAATTACACAAGATAAGTTTTCAGTGGTTGTTTTACCGGACGCTGAAACGTGTCAAAATATGAATGGAAGTATTCAAGTTGATATCTCGGGTGATATTCAATATCCCGTTCAATATCAATTATATTTTGAAAACGAAATTATAGATCAAAGTAGTCAAAGTTCGGAAGGTACATATACCTTCTATAACTTAGACAATGGATTATATCAGGTTGTGGTAACGGATACAAGTGGTTGTGAAATAACCAAAAATGCTTTATTACCAAATATTGGATATCTTGATTTCTTTATACAGGGAACCAATGGAACGGTGGGTAACACTGGGTCGGCAACTGCTTATATAACAGACGGAAATGGGCCATTTACCTTTGTTTGGTCAAATGGAGAAACAGGACAAACAATATCAAACTTAAGTGGAGGAACATACTCAGTTACTGTTACTGATAGAAATGGATGTTCAAAAACAAAATCAGTAACAATTACCTCCAAAACACAAGTTATATGTTATGAAACATATTCTGTATGTGAATCTGAATTTCAAATAACATATAACAGGAAAAGATCTTTATTCAATATGTTGAATGAAGGGTTTTATGACTTAACAAATGGTTCAGGAATTGATTGTACGTTGAATAGTGCGATTTTCCAAACGGATATTACTGTCAGTGGAGTCAGTTATACTGACCAATTTTACACTGCAACAACTTTAAATGATGTTCCTGGTGACAATACTTATACCGCATCAATATCGGGTCTTTTAGATTCAATTGAAGGAATTAGTTCATATACGTTTGATTTATTAAATAACAAAGTTACAGTTTTCTCTGATTGTGATGGGGGTAATATTTTGGAAAACGAAACGATTTGTTTTTCGGTATCCATAGATTACGATATTACTTGTGCTCAGAGTGCAATTGCACCGACACCGACCGTAACTCCAACCAAAACAGTCACACCAACAGTTACGTCAACACCGGGTGCTAGTCCAACAAATACTTCTACTGTCACTCAAACTCCGACAATAACACCTACACTCACTCAAACTCCGACCGTGACACCAACAGTAAGTCAAACCTGTTTCGCACATTCTGTTTATCTAACAACTGATCCAAGAAATGCATGTTTCGCAGCAGGAACAGCGACAACAGTTTACTCACCAAGTGCGGTGTTGGGAGCTGGTTCATATGTCTATTCAGGATCCAACTGTACTCTACCAATAGGCAATGGAGTATTTATTAGACCTGTCACTAGCCCGATCAATCAAGATGTATTACAGATTGTTGGAACGTTGGGTATCGCAGTGTCTTACAATTGCACAACCCCCGTTCCTGTTTCACCGACCATCACTCCAACACAAACTAAAACACCAACTCCAACACCAACAAAAACTCCATCAGTGATAACTTATACTTGTAAGATATATGATGTGAGTGGAGCAAGAAGTACAGGTACATTGTGGGGGTATACCGATTGTGGAGGAAACACTCAAACGGTTTTTGTTAACGCAGAAACTTCCGTTTCCATCTGTGCGGTTGTTGGAAGTGTTACAATTTTAAATGGTGCGGGAACAGGAGCAATTCAAATACTTGGTCCTTTATGTAATTTACCACCATCACAGACACCGACAGTTACACCAACAAAAACACCAACAGCGTCTCCAATAGTCACACCTTGCACACCCCATACGGTTTATATAAGTGTATCCAAGACTGCGGTTTGTGATGGATCAGCATCCACAAGTGTAATTTATATGTACAACACAAACGTTACAGCAGGATACAACGCATACACCAACAGTTCTTGTACAACACCCGTTCAAGTGGCAAGATTTATTTCACCGACCTCGGTTCCATCACCATCAACAGTATTCCAAGTTTCAAATACTTCAGGTAATCTGATTAGTACATCTTGTTAAAATGGCGAACATAAGATTAAATACAATAACGGGAACACCACCATTTGAAGTATATATTTCAGATATAAACGGAAACAATCAATCTCTTGTAGGGATTGTATTAAACAATGTTCCACCAACGGTTACATTGAATGTTCCATCATTATTCAATAATTCACCACAAATCGGACTTACAGTTATAGATGGTAATGGATGTAGTTTATTTTATATCATTCCTTGTAATACTGAAACAGACATTTGCTATTTCGGAATCGATGTTGAGGAGAAACCATAAATAAAGTATTTCAAATACCTTTTTTATTGTATTTATAAAAAAACTCCTTAAATGGCCGAATATATTCTTAGAATATCCCCCAATTCAAACGCAACAGGCCCTTTTGATGTCTATACAGGTGACACCTCTATAACGGCACCCGTTTATTCTTCTGCGACCTTTGATGATATGATTGTAGGGGTGACTTTGGATTTACCCGGATCACCTACAGGAGTTATATACCAAATTTATGTTGTTAACTTAGAGGAGGGATGTGGTGATAATTTCCAACAACAAGTGGTACTTGTTACTGAAACGACAACGTCACCAATTACACCCACAGTTACTCCAACACCTACTATTACACCGTCTTTCACTCCAACACCTACAGTTACACCTACTATTGGTCTCAGTCCAACACCCACACCTACCATCACCCCAAGTATATCAGAAAGTCCAACACAAACTCCAACACCTACACCTACACCTAGTGCAACACCTTTCAGTTATCAAGCTTACCTATTCCCCGAACCACAAGATTATACTTCAAGAAATGCTATAGGTCAATATATGTATGATGGTGCTAAAACTTGGTTTGGTTGGGGTAACTCGGGTGTTCCTGGAAGTTTGAATTATTCAGACAATATGGATTATTATGCTCACTATAGCGGATTTACCAATGGAAGTTCAGGAAACTTTATTACACAAGTCTCTTCACTCAGTAGCGCGATGTTCCAAACATCAGGTAATGACACATATGGGTGTCCAATTAATCAATATGGATTTGGAACTATAAATATCAACAGTTCCTTGGTGAACACAACTGTTAAGTACTTCTATACGATATGGTTACCACTTGGTGGTATGAATGGAACAATGTCTGAAATGACTGTTAATGTTGGAACCAACCCTTGTTCATACAATATTGGTGCTGACTTAATACCTGATAGTATAAAACAAACCAATGTTACTGTTACTTCAGGGGCTGCTATTCCGGCTGGTACATATAGAGTTCTTTGGATAGATCCAAACTTACATATTCCTAACACATTACCACTTGGAACGGGACTATATTTTTCTTCGGGTGAATATGTTCCATAAATGTAATTTTGATATTTATATAGAAAACTAAATGCCACTCTCATTTAAAAATCCATCAAACCCAAGTCAAGTCTACGGACCAAGTTCCGTACCACGAGAGGTAACATATGGAACAAATTTTAGTAATTATGAGATAGGTGGTTTTATGCAGGTCTATACACTTCAAGACCTGATTTACACAATACCAACGGGCCAAACAGGTCTTATCGAATATACAGGAAACACAATTCCTATTCGTTTTATAAAAGGGGAAAATAACACCTTTAATCCTGATGTATTATTTCTCAACTCTGATAATATTTCATCAGGTAGACGAAAACTCGGTATGTTGGCTTATGTTCAAGAAAACCAAACAACATATCAGTATGTAATTGATGATTATGATACTTTATTGGATCAGTTGTTAACCTTAAGTGGTGCTTCAGCAATCACACAGACAGACTATACAACGACGGTCAACTCCTTATCACAAATAGGTAGGGATTTTATTTCATTATGGACGGGGTCTACTATCGAGGATGTAAGTGGTGTTACAAGAGCAAATGCAAGATGGAGAAAATTTCCAAATATAGATGTATTTGTTACGGGTGGTACGTATTATCCTGAAAGTTCAGAAATAATATTTACCAACAACACAGGTGGGACATTCAATGTCACCGGACTAACAAGTGGATTTACAGTTAGTGTTTCGGCAAATACTGGTTTAGGTCTCGAAGGTAATACTTTATATACTATCTATAACAGTATTTTGGATCCTAACTTAGAAGTACCTGAAGATGTTGGTGGTGTAGAGGCGGGAACAACAGTGTCACAACTCACCGGATTAACATTGGTACAATTATTTGATGAATTATTATTTCCAACCCTAAATCCAACGTACACAATACCAACGATTGGAATATCAGGGGTTGCGAACACAATAGTTGAAGTTGGATCTACTTTGAACCTTAATATAAGTGCCAGTTCAACCAAAAATGATGCTGATATTTTTACACAATTAAGATTATTAAGGGATGGATCGTCAATTTTTACTGATACAACACTAACGAATAGTTCAGCAACAAATATTGCCGCTCAATTTGGATTTCAGGATCCGAATAATCCTAATTCCGGTTTTACAATAAGTCCAACACCTTATGCGGAATCTTATACTGTTCCAGCGCCCGTAGGATCAAATACCTCAACAGCTACAGTATATAAATCCGATGGTAATTATAATGCGGGTTTAGCAAAAAATGATAGTAAAGGATCCGCAGATACAAGAACCGCATTAGTAAGAAGTGTAAATGCTCCTCAAGCGGCGGCAAATAATTTTGAAAGTACTTCATATACATACACAGGAATCTACCCATACTATTGGGGTACTTCTATCACACTTCCAACTACATCAACTATTGCCGATGAAATTTCGGGAGGAACGGCAAATAAAGTTTTGAGTTCCGCTAGTGGAACCATAACTATTAATTTTAGTGCTAGTTCAGAGTACTTATGGTTCGCTCATTTTGAAAATTATACAACCAAAACAAAGTGGTTTGTTACTGAATTAAATCAAGGTGCTATAGGTGGTGGAAGTAATCTTTTCAACACACCGCAAATAGTAAGTGTGGATAGTTCCGACGGATATTGGAATACAATCAATTATAAAATATATATAGGTAACTATCAAACATCAACTTTCGCAGATCCTATGCAATTAAGAAACTCGTAAAATGGCTATTATATTAAACGATAATTTAGAAACCTTTTCACCCAAACCGTTAGATGAACGATATGGTCCGTATACAAGTGTTACAGAAGCGAACAATAGTATATTATATGCGAATAGGTATTTAGGATTAACCGTTGGTATAATTACAGGAACAACAACTCAGGAGGGTCCAAATGATTATCCGAGATATTTGACAGTTGAAAGTGGGGTCACAGAATATTGGTATTGGACAGGTATCACCGATTTAGATTTAGTTATCAAGACAATTGACGTATCCTCAGGAACTAGTGGTGTTTCGGGTTCAAGTGGAACATCAGGTAGTAGTGGTTCTTCGGGAACATCAGGTTCTTCTGGGTCTTCAGGGTCAAGTGGAACTTCAGGAAGTAGTGGTTCTTCAGGGACATCAGGTTCTTCAGGATCTAGTGGAACCTCAGGAAGTAGTGGATCTTCAGGAACATCAGGATCTAGCGGTACTTCAGGTTCTTCGGGATCTAGTGGTACATCAGGAAGTAGTGGATCTTCAGGAACATCAGGGTCTAGCGGAACCTCAGGTTCTTCAGGATCTAGTGGATCTTCAGGTACATCAGGGTCTAGCGGAACCTCAGGTTCTTCAGGATCAAGCGGAACCTCAGGAAGCAGTGGATCTTCAGGTACATCAGGGTCTAGCGGAACTTCAGGTTCTTCAGGATCTAGTGGAACATCAGGAA